GCCGTTGTTTTAGCAGCAGGACTCATGTAATTGTCTGCTTTAGATGCTTTTTCAGAAGCAGCAAGACCACTGAATCTTCTCTTTTTCTTTGCAGCAGACTCAATTTCAGACCTGACTAACTTTTGTCTAATTGCTGCTCTCTTGGAAAGAGGTGCTGGTTTTGTCTTGTCGATTGCCTTGACAAGGGTCATCTTAATACCCTCATCAATCTCAGTTTCTTCACCAAAAGGTTTTGGTCCTTCTAATCCAGTTTTATCTACACTAAACTTTGGTTTTTTTGGTTTTGGTTTAGTATCAACATCACGAATAACAGTGGAACCAGGAACAAATCTTTGAGTAGTTCCACTTGGATAAGTAACTGTAGTAGGATCACCTGCTTGACCAGTGGTTTTAACTCTATTTTGCTCCTCAAGAGCCTCTTTTACAGACTTGATTTTCATATTACCCTGAGCAGTTTTAGTTCTAGTGGAACTATAAAGTCTCTTATTTCCTACACCAGGAATAAACTCACCAAGTTCACCTTTTGCTTTATCGTTACGATCGGTATCACCATCAACATCGGTGTCAATTCTTTTAACGGCTTTTGAAACCAACTTTTTCAGGTTCTTTGAGGGAACTTCATGTGGGGTGTGTGCCGATGCATGAATTTCATTAAGTTTTTCTTCTTTTGCCATCTTTGTAGCAGTGGCATACATTACGGACTTATAATCATCACCATAACGTGCTTTGAAATCCTTAGCAGATTTCTTCATACCCTTAACATACTTTTCCCTATCCTTCTCTTCACCCTTAGAAAGACTTCTCTCATCAAGAACTTCTTCTCTTTTCAGAGTAGGAAGTTCTGCGGTCTTACCAAGTTTCCTCTTTGCAGCATCTCTTTCACCACCGACACCACGTTGCATCAGGGTTCTCATCTTCTCTCTTCTCTGTTGGACTTTATGAGCATCCTTATCAATGGTCATGCTCTCACCAACAGGGACACAGTTAGGAACAACTTTGCTGCCCTTTTTCTTCATACCCTTTTGGGTATAACCTTTCCAACACTTTTCGTCTAAGTTCATTTCTTCAGTTGCAACGTTCTTTGCTTTACCTTTTCTATTTGGATTGGGATCTTCACGGTTTTTACGACGAAATGCTCTTTCTTCTTCATCAGCATCCAGGTTTCTCTTCATTTTTGAAGAACCACACGTGGGTTTTGTAGTTTGTCCTGGTTGCTTGGCACAGGGTTTTCCTGCGTATTTACCGCCAAGTTGAACCCAACCAGGCTTGCCATCAGAAGACCGACTCTTGCTAAACCAGTCATGCAAAGAACTATCACCACTTTTCGATTCATTCATCTTAGACCGAAAACAATTAACCCACAGTTATTTATTTTTCTTTTCGTCTAACAATCCCTGCTTGATAAGTTTCTGTAGTTCTGCGGTAGTTCCCACAATCAAAGCATTGTTTGTAATGTTGGTTGTACTGGACTTCTCTTCGGCATTAAGATCTTTGAGTTCTTTCTGCAGCTTGAGAAGTTTATCAGTTGCGTCAGAAACATTCTTGATTAACTGACCAGCAACTTCATATGCTCTTGGGGAATTTGTTTCTTGTGCCAATTCCATGACACCATCTAGAGTTTCCTGACCCTTTTCAATAATAGAGTAGAGCTGACCTCTACTATATTCATAGTCTCTATCAATATCAGTTTTGTCAATAGCATCTTTAAGTTGCTTTTTTCTGGGCAAACAACCACCTTCTGGCACAATAGATGCCTCAACATCTAGTGCCTTGTCAATACCATCATAATTTGACATAATTAGATATCCTTCTGTTGAGTGGGACTATAGTTTCTGGAATCTTGGAAAAATTCAATTGTTTCTGAGAATCCAAAATCGTCAGATGGATCTGCATCAATTGGATCTGGAACCGCAGTATATCTTTGCTCTCTCTTGGCAACTGTCTGATCGGTATCTGTGTAGTAATCGACTTGAACTTTTCTGATGAGACCTTCAGAAGAATCGGCAACAGGACCAAACAGATAAGTTTTAGCAGTAAAATCGAATGTATAGATTAATGATCTTCTACTGGAGAAGTCACCCTCATAATCGTCCTGCATAGAGATTCCGTTGAGAACAACTGGAATATCTTTTTTCTCACCAATAGAAGAAACTAAATCTACTGTTAGATTAAAAGATGGTTGAAAATATGGAAGAATCTGCTCAGTTACTTGAAGAGCATCATCGTTCAACTTAACATATAGTGCTAACTGAAAATTAATATTGTATGGAACTGGAAGATATACTTGTCTGATATCGTTTCCATCAACAGTGACTGCTTTAAATGTCTTTGTTGCAGTAGTTTTTCTAGTTGGATCATAATTAATACCTGTCATCTCAAATGACATTCTTGGTAAAGTAATTGCAACTGGTTTGCTCAGATCTGCTTGCTGTTGAATTTTTGCAAGGAACTTCTGCATTGGAGCATATGCCAATGGCACCTTGATATCATCAACAACATTTCCATCATTGTCTCTATGCTGAACGTGGATGTTGTTGAAAAGAGTACCGAAGGCTACGATAGTCCTTCTAATAATTTCGTGATAAAAATAAGTTCCTAACATTAGAAGTCACCAAATGGGTTATCTTCACTGAAGTCAACAATGTTTAGACCTTCAGTTTCAAATTCATCGTTTTGATCATATGGGGCATTTTCATCATAATCATTGTAAGATGCAACTTTCCACCTTGCAGAAGATGCAGTTCCAACGACTGCTTCACCAACATAGAATCTACCACTATTTATCCCAACCTTAAGAATCTTGGTGCTGGAGTTCCAGTCTCTTACTTTTGCTGTTACGGAAGATGCCTGACCAACAACTTCTTCGTTATATTGGAAGTTGCTTTCGACTAAAGATCCATCTTCACCAACACGCAACACGTTCAGAGTAGGTGCTTCTGTATATCCAATACCAGTATCGGAAATCAGAACGTTAGTGATTACACCATTAGTAAGGACGGGTTCTGCTCTTGCTGGTGTAACACCTGTGCTAGATCCAAAGGAAATAATCGGTGTGTTATAGTAATTTGTACCACCATTAATAACACGAACGGATGTAATTCCACTATTAGTGAGAACAGAAGTAGCAGCTGCTCCAGAACCATAGACACCCTGACCACCAGGAGCAGTATTGGCAATACTTGTAATCGTTACTGTTGGTGGAACAGTGTATCCATATCCAGGATTTGTAAGGAGGATTCTATCGATAGAATGAACACCGTTCCTTACTGTTGTGATAGCAACTGCTTCTGCCGTAGATCCTGGCAAAAGTGCTGGTGATGTGCTAATAGAAACTGTTGGAACTCTGGTATATCCAGCACCGTCATTCGTAAGAACAACTTTTTGAATAACTCCTGTTCTACCAAAGTTGTCAATTCTAAGAGAAGCAGTTACACCCTGACCGACAAGGGTAAGTTCTGTAATATATCCAATTTCTTTTACTTGAGTATCAATAAACTCAACGGATGTGTCAATATCTTCATTCTCATACTGGAAGAGTTCGCACTCTAGCTTGTAAGTATAGTTTGTTCCAAGTTGGTAAAATGGTTGTTCGTGCTCTACCCTTTTGACCTCAAAAATTCTTTGACCTAATGGGAAGTAAACAAGATCACCCTCTTTCGGTCTTGTAGTTAAAAGAATTTCGTCGTCATCATATTCACCCAAGAATGGTTGAATGAATTCCTCAAATCTTTCTTTTGAAAGAGTAAGGGTGACTTCATTTTGAAGATTGATCCCAAACTTAGTCATAATGTCGGAACCAGGAGCATATCCTTCAAAGTTTTCCAAATATGCTTCGATGACAAAGTTATCATCAAACTTCGATGCTTCAATCTCCCTGATGATATTATCTTGACCTAAAACTTTTCTTGGAATATAATAAATCTCTATCCCATAAGTTTTTAAATGCTCATTGATCAGATCCTGAATAAGGAACTGTTCATTTGGAGAACCTTGTAAAAAGAATGGATTAAGTGCCATTATCCGATAAGATCAAGGGGAGGAATTTCGTATTCTGAGAGCATTCTCTTCTTGATGTCCTCAAGTTCTCTCTCAGCATCATCGTAGATTTCTCTACCATTAAGTTCAATACCACCAGGAAGTTTTGCTCCCTTGAACTTGATAAGATTCTGACCCCACTGTCTCT